CTCTCCACACTACCACCATCAGCAGCCACACGAGCTGCGAAAGCATTAGTATATGTCGTTGGTGTATGTGCGTAGTCTGTAATCGTGTAGTACTCGTCAAGGTTTTCAAACAAGCCGTCTCTCTCGGTTTTTGATGCATCGAATCCTAAGAACTCAAACACATCACCGTAAAAGCTACGGGTATCCACTCCAGTGCCTCCTAAATCTTGTATACCAAAAGTACCCGACTGCACCACAGTGCCTATCAAGTTTACATTGTTCTTATACAACCCTAGCCCGTTGGAAGCGTCTCTCTCAATCTCCCAAGCATATAGGTTTGTAAATCCGTCATCTGGTAATGTTAAAGAGGTAGGAGCATTTTCTACAACATAGGTTATAGAATCGTCAGCCAACACAACACTCCACTAGCTCTGTAAGACTGCCCTACAAAGAACAAGCTGTATGCGCCTGTTAATGTGTTTAGTGTTTCTGTAGCCCAACCGCTTGAGTCCGTATAGTTACCTCCTGTAGCTGTGTATTGTAAATACCTCTCTCCGCTAAACCTAATACAAGGAAGACCCGTTACAGGGTCTGTCAGTACACTACCGTTCTCTACTATAGGCGGTTGCTGGGTATTACTAGCCGCAGCGAAGTGTTTTGTTCTCCCTGCTGATCCTGCTAATTGGTCGTACCATATCTTTACATAGGCGGAAGCTCCACCCTCACAGAACAACTCTAAAGCATCAGTATCTAAAACACCCCNNNTAAAGCTAATGTCTTGCTCTGCATTATCGTTGTCTCTACGGACACGAATGCAAAGCTCCTCACCAGTACTAGGATTAAAAGTAGGGTCACCACTTAATTTACGTAGAGAGTATCCAAATAGAGCATCCGCACCAAATTCATCAAGAACAGATGGTGTCGCTGCCTCTAACGAAATGCTAGATGATAGTATGCTAGTACCTAATATCAGCATTATCCTAAAGCTCTACGGTAAGCAATAAGGTATACGGTTTTAACACTATTGGCGTTTAATTTAATTTGGTTAAAATCGCCAAAAACTGTTTGGGTAGAAATTAAGTCAATTCCTTTACTGTTTAAATTGGCACTATTCTCAGTAATTGAGGAAGGATTTGTACCGTCTGTGCTGAAATTGTCACCAGTAGATGTGCCTAATATACAATTTACTTTATTTCCGTTTATAGCTGATATAGAAACCCAGTCTCCATTAGCAACGACCACATTGGTAGTAGATGATGCTATAATATCAAATCCTGCCGCACCAAAACTTTGCTGGTTATAAGCGTTTGGACTAAAATTCTTACTCATTTTATATATTTTTTACAAATTTACTAATTATTAAGACGTTAGCATATCGACTAAGCTATCGCCTTCGTCTTGTAATTCGCCTCTATTTCCTTTTCTCTGCTCAATCATTTTAGACTGCTCAACAGCTTGTTTTTTAACACGCTTATCTTTGCGGTCATCTTTTTCGGACTCTAAGCCTTTTCTAAACTCCATGTCCTGCTGTTTCATACCTGCGCTGGCTTGAACCTTAGCCCCTTCAATCTGACCTTTTAACTGGTATTCTAATTGAAGCAGTTGTGCTTTTGCTTGTGCATCGGCTTGAATCTCAGCAATCTTAGCTTGCGACTGCATCTGTATCTCTTGCATTTTGCCTTGAGATGTAGCCTGTGCAACTTGAGCATTTACTTGTGCTTGCATTTGAGAATTTTGCTGCGCCATCTGCTGGTTTAAAGCCATTCTCTTTTTACGTCTAATGATAAGCAACCTCTCTGCTTGGTCTACATCTTTTAATTGCCTTACAGCCATAGCATCCTCTAGGTCTATTTCTTTTTGAGACAAAGCTATTTGAATATTCTGCTCTAAATAAGATTTTTCGGTTTCATCCATTTCTGTTTGAACCTTAACCCCAAAATTGTACATCGGTAAATCTCCAAAAGAAGACAATACTTTCATGTTTGACTTTCCTATAGCTCTTTCNTAAGCTTTAAATATTACAGA